GAGCATCGAGAACGTGGCGCGGACCCGGTACCACTGGCCCGGCTCCATCAGCACGTCCGGCCGCGCCACCCAGTCAGCCGCCGAGGCATTGCCCCACGAGGTGTGGTTCCACGTGCCGGTGAAATTCTGGGTCAGCTGGGACATCAGCCGCCGCTCCAGCCCGGCATCCACCGCGCCGAGGGTCATCTGCGCGGCCAGGTTCGCGTTCGCCGGGACCGTGATGTCGACCAGCGGCAGGCCCGGCCGCCCGACCGCCTGCGCGGCGGTGATGACGCCCAGCTCCCACGTCCCCTCGTCGGGGTCGGGGTCGAGCCACACTAGGTCCTGACGGCTGCCGCTGGCCGGGCCGGGATTGGCCAGCACTACCAGGTCTTCGCGGTGGCCGACCACGGCGCTGGTCAGGTCGCCGCAGTTGGCCACGCCCAGCCAGCCGCCCCGGATGATGATCTGGAGCCCGGCCCCGGCCGTGACCGTGACGGGCTGGATCAGGCCGACCCGGCCGTTGGACAGCGCCGTGATCACTGCCCGGTCGTCAACCGCGTCGTAGCTGGCGCCCTGGCCCCACGCGAGGCGCCCCATCGGCATCGTCATCGGTCCTCCATTCCGGTCACGGGGCGGCGCCGCCGTAGTAAGTGACCCTCGTTATCCGCATCCCGAGCTGCTGGCCGACCCCGCCAGCGCCGAACCGGGCGACGATGTTGAAGCTGGTCTGCGCGGCCGGATCGAACGGCACGGTGCCCCCGGTGTCGCCCTCAAGCGTCCAGTTGTTCGACACGTTCGCTCGGGCCGCGTGCGAGTGGTTGCCGGGGCCGAGCTGGAGCTCCGTCACGATGTCCGGGTTGCCGCCAGTCCGGTGGCCGAACTGCCGGTAATCGGGGGCCGCCCTGGCCGACACGTGCGCCCGGAGCTGGTTCGATGCGGTCACGACAACCGTCGCGGTGACGCTGGCGCACATCGCCAGCGCCAGCGGCAGCGTGATGCCCTCCACCCGCGCGCTGGCCACTTGGCCCGCGCCCGTGGCCCCCGGCCACGACAGCCCGACCTCCAGGTCGTTCTGCCGGTGCTCCAGGATGCCCATCGCCTCGATCACGACCGCCGCGCCGACCGGCGGCCTGGCGCGCATCGGGCCGAACTCCGAGACCCGCGACCAGCCGGTGCCCGTGGCGTTCCACGTGCCGCTGAACGTGCGGCCCTGGACCCCGAGCGTCGGGTCGCTGGCCGTGCCGACCTCGGCCATCTGGCCGGAATGGAACAGCCCGGCCACCGTGGAGTCCAGCCGGTCGAGCCGGTGCGCCACGGTCTCGCGGGTTACCTGCCCCGGCCCGGCCGCGCTGGAGCGGCTGTCCAGCGGCGCGCCGACTATCGACCAGGTGGCCACGCCTGCCGCCGCATTGACCTCGATCTGGTCCAGGCGCCCGGCCACTTCCAGGCCGAGCGGCAGCAGCGGCGTCACGGCCCGGATCGTCACCGTGTCGCCTGGCGCGTACTCGGTGATGGCGGGCAGCTCCTCGGGCGGGCTCGCGGTCAGCGCCACGGCTGGCCGCGCCTGCCGGGTTGCCATAGCGCGCGCCCGCTCGACCAGCGTCGTTTGAAGGACCGTGCCCGGCCAGTCGTCCACGGCGTCGAGCCGGGGGAGGTCGGGCTGCGGTCGGCGCTCGATGGCCACGGGCCGCGCCGTGCCATCGGGCGCGTCCTGCGGCAGGTCGCCCACGGCGAACGTCACCGTGCGCAGCTCGTCGGCGTCCCACTGGGAGCGGTAGGACAGCGCGGAGCCTGGCACCGTGATGCCGAGCCCGGCGCCGTCGTCGCCTACTTGCGGGTAGGCGATCCGCAGCACGCACTCGGGGCGCCCGTCGCCGCGCATCCGGTACTCGACCCGGAACTCTGGCCCGGACAGGACCCCGGCCAGGTTGGTCAGCAGCGTGGCGCGGCTGTCGGACTCCAGGAACTCGTACGTGCGGTCGCGGCGGAACCCGGCGCCGGGCTCGATGATCATCACCACGCCCACGTCGGCCACGGGCTCCGCGATGTCGCGGGCGATGGCGGTCTGCTCGGCCTGGCTGTAAACCCGGTTCGGGTGCCAGTCGACCGCGCGCTTGGCCAGGTAGCCGGGCAGCTCGGTCAGCGTCAGCTGCACGTGCGCCGAGCCGTCCTGGTCCGCGACGCCGGTCGGGACGCCGCAGAAGTACGGCAGCCCGTCGTAGAAGGCCCAGAGGCGCCAGCTCCACAGCCGCAGCAGCGTCTCGCCGGGGATGCCGCACGGCAGGTTGACCGTCACGTTCCCGTGCCCGAAATTCGACAGGCGCCGCACGCAGTAGAAGCTCGACACGTCCACGTTCCCGAGCGGCTGGCCGCCGACCAGCATGTCGGCCCAGAACGTCCAGCGGCCGGGCAGCGGCACCACTGGCCTTGGCTCCAGCGCCAGCGCTGCGGCCAGCGACCCCGGCGCTGTCACACCCACGCCGACCTCCAGGCCAGCGTCACGGAGCCCTGGCCGACCGCGCGCAGCGACCAGCGCTGCGACGTGCGCGCGGGGATCATCATCGGCCGCGAGCCGGGCAGGATGTACGACGCGCGGGACATCCCGGCGGCGGCCTCGGCGGTCAGCGTGGCCGTGTTGACCAGGATCTCCATCTGGTCTTCCAGCGCGGCCAGCCGGATGATGCCGTTCCTCGTCGCGGTCAGCACCGAGGGCGTCAGGTAGCCGCGATAGACCGCGTAGACCGGCGTCTCGTGGTTGCCCGCGTTGGTCAGCAGCGCCGAGTTCGGCAGCGACGGCAGGCCATAGGCCCAGCCGTATTCGCGCGGGTACTCCCGGCCGCTGAGGTCGTCGCCCCGGTTCGTCAGGGTCGCGGTCTGCCACTGGCCGGCATACAGGATCGGGTCGGCCGCCGTGAGCGTGACCTGGTACTTGAAGCCGCCCCGGCCGAGCGGAGTGTGCCGGTAGGCGTCGGTCCCGGCGCGCACGTCGGCGGTCAGTACCCGCTGGAGGTCGTAGTCCCCGATCAGCAGCTCGGCGGGCTCGCGGCTGGCCGCGCGGGCGGTCAGCTCGTCGCGGAACTGGCCGAGCAGCGCGCGGGGTCCGGCCGCCGCGCCGTGGATGACGACGGTCCGGCTGTTCAGCACCTTCGGCCCCCACGCGGAGCCGTCGCTGATCACCCGCGATACGTCGTTGCCGTTGAACGGCGGGGAGTCCAGCCAGCCCTCGACGCTGGTCACGACCACGCACAGCCCGTCGTCGCGGTCCCCGACGTTGAGCCACAGGTTGTCCCAGATGACCGGGATGAGCGGGCCTGCGCCTGGCGGCTGCGGCGGCTCGGGTTCGACGTAGGCCCAGTCGAAGGAGCGGTCGTAGCCGCGCGTGTCGGCGGCCAGGTTGGCAGGCGGTCGCGGCATCAGGCGACACCCCCGGCGGCAGCCCAGGCCAGTTCGCGGGACACGGCTGCGGCCAGGTCCCGCTCGTCCATGCCTGCGCTCGGGTAGACGTTGATGGTGCTGCCCTGGCCGCCAGCGCCGAGGCCGCCGAGGTTGCCGAGCCCGTTACCGGCCAGCGGCGACGGCAGCGTGAACGCCTCGCCCAGCGCGGCCAGGCCGATGGCCCAGCCTTCGGCCACGTCCTCCCCGAGGCCCTTCGTCACCTTGGACGGCGAGCCGATCTTGAACGCCGATTTCAGCGTGCCGATGATCGGGTTCACCACGTTGCCCATGACCCAGCCGCCCAGCTCCTTGGCCTTGGCTAGGCCCTGCTGAAGGCCAGCGATCACGTCGGCGCCGATGTGGATCGTGATCGTGCTCGGGCTGGACACGCCGAGGCCGGACTTCAGGAAGCCGACCACGGGGCCGGTCACGTTGGAGCCGATCCAGCCGCCCAGCGACTTGGCCGCGCCGAGCCCCGCCTTGAGGCCCTCGACCATCGAGGACCCGGCCGTGCGGGCGCCGGACTCCAGGCCGCGCCAGCCAGCCGCCGCGACGCTGCCGATTTGCTTGGTGGCCGACGACACGGCCGATACCATCTGGCCGAACTTCTCCGCGACCACGCCCGCCATCGCGCCAGCTACCTGGCCCGCGACTTGACCCAGCAGGCCGAACGCGGGGATCAGTCCGGGGCTGTTCCCCGTGATCCAGTGCCAGAGCTTCTGAACGACGCCGGTCAGCCATTCGATCGCCTGGCCCATCAGCTTGAGCGGGTGGACCACGGCGAGCGCCTTGGACGCCAGCACCGCCAGCTTGAGCGGTATCTCGATGATCGGGACCAGCACGCGCGTCGTGATGTCGAGCAGGAAGCCGATCACGCGGATGACGCCGGTTATCACGGGGACGATCGCGCCGAGGCTGGAGGAGGCCCCATCGGCGCCGCCTGCCATGTTCTGCCCGAACAGCTGTCCGATTTGGGACAGTAGCGGCGCCAGGTTCTTCAGGGCCGGGCCTAGCGCGTCGCCTACGGCCTTGACGATTTCCCATAGCGCCGAGCCGAAGGTCTTGAGCAGGGTCCAGACGGACGACAGGGCTGGCTTTAGCCCGTCCCACAGCGCGGAGCCCATGGCCAGGACCCCGGTGCGGAAATCCTTACTGGCCGCGAACATGAGGCCGATCGCGGCGACGATGCCGACCACGGCGGCGCCGACCGGGTTCATGGCTGCGGGCAGCAGCCCGGCCGCCGACCCCATCGACCCGAGGCCGGGCACGGCGGCCAGCGCGGAGCCGCCCAGCTTGACGATGCCGCTCGTAGCCGTGCCGATGGGGCCGGTCAGGCCGCTGATCGCGCTGCCCAGGATGGGTATCTTGCCGAGGATCGACCCGCCCGTCAGCACGCCCATCGCGCCAGCTGCGGCCAGCGCGGCCGGGCCGAACCGCTTGATCGAATCGGTAATCCGCTCGATCTGCTCGGGCTTGAGGCCCTCGATCCACTTGGCCCACGAGGTGATCATGTTGTTCACCGGGACCATCAGCTTGGCCACGGCCTCGCCTATGGCGGCGAAGATCGGGGCCAGCGCGCCGCCTGGCGCCACGGCGGCCGACAGGGCCTTGGCCAGGTCGTAGGCGCCGATGATCGCGGGGCCTAGTGCCTGCACCAGCCCTTGGCCGACGCTGAGCTTGATGTCATCGACAATCCGCGGAAACGAGCGGAGCACCTTGCCGGGCTCGGTCATGGCCTCGGCGTAGGCCCCCGCGACGGTCTTGCCGGACTCCAGCACGGCGTTCAGCACCGCCTGGCTGCGCTCGGCGTCGGTCAGCTCGGCCGTGGTCTTCCCGACCGACTTGGCGTAGGCGCTCATCGCCTGCCCGGCCTGGACGTTGAGCCCGGCGTTGCGCAGCACCATCGAGTTCTGCGTCGTGATGCCGTGCACCAAATCGTCTAGAACCTCTGTGCTGTTCCGGCCGCTGATCACGGCGGCGTCCTGCGCCACGCGCGCCAGGTCGGTGGACTTGGACAGGTCCAGCTGATTACGCGCGAATTGCGCGACGAGGGTCTGCGCGACCCCGGCCTCGATGCCTTGCTTGCGCACGGCCGACACGGACTGCTGCATCGCGTCGTACGACAGGTTGTTCGCCTTGGCCAGCGCCCGCAGCGAGGCGTCCATCTCCCCGACCCTGGCCGCAGTCTTGAACGCCGAGATGCCGAACCCGGTCGCCGCGATCGAGGCGCCGCCGATGGCGGTCGTGGCCGCCTTGGCGACGCCGCCGAGGATGCCGCTGGCCGCGCGGAGGCCGCTGTTCATCGACCCGCTGATGCCGCTGGCGGCCTGCTGCCCGGCGCTGGTCGCGTCGCGCCTGATGTCGCTGGCCAGCGACCGCGTGTCAGCCGTTACCGGGATGGTGAGCTTGCCGTAGCTGTAACTGGCCACCGCTCACCCCCATCCCGGTCATCCCGGCCAGCAGCGCGGCGGCGTCGGCCCAGCTGCCCGCCTTGGCCGCGCCGGGCGCGGGCGCCTGGCCGTGCGCGGCCGGTTCTTGTTTTGCGCCCGCAGATGAGGCGCCGGGGCGCGGCAGCGGCCGGGGCTTGGCCAGGTTCTTGGCGCCGTGCGCCTTGAGCGTGACGTAGGTCAGCGCGGCCACGTGGTCGATGAGCAGCGCGAGCAGCTCGGCCTCCGTGCTCCACTGCTGGCCTTGCCTGCGGCCAGCTGGCGGCAGCCGCTCCAGCAGCACGGCAATCCGCCGGGGGCTGACCGCCATGTCGAGCACGTCGACCCCGTAGGCGCCCATAAGCGCCGCTTCGATGTCCGGGTGGAAGCGGGCCGCTTGGGCGGCGAGAAATTTGGCAGGGACATCCCGCTACGCCGTGCTACCTCCTCGAACAGCACGTTCAGCTCCCCGACCGTGAGCCCGGCGGCGCTCATGCCGTCGAACGCCTTGGCGCCGATCAGCTCGGCCAGCGCGTTCTCCAGGTCCCCGGCCACCAGGGCGCGCAGCGCGGCCACGGGCCACGCGGTCGACGGGGGGACCTCGTAGTCCGCGCCCTTGTACGTGAACGCGAACGGGACAGCCTCGGCCTCGTTGGCCGCAGCCTGCGCGGCGGCGCCGAGATCGAAGGTCTTGTGCCCGTTGGCGATCGGCGGGCCGGTCACGCCGCTTCGGCTGCGCGCTGGCGGCGGCGCGTGCTGCCGTTGCCGCTGTCGTCGTCGCCGCGCTTGCCGAGCTGCACGCGGCCGAGGGTGCCGCCGTCGTCCAGCGCGGACAGCGTGCAGTCCAGCGGCACGGCGGCGCCGCGCGTGATCTGCATGTCGCCCGCGTCGGTCAGGCTGGCGCGGGTGAACGAGATGCGGAACACCCGCTCGGCGTCGGCGCTGTCGATGCCGATGGCGTGGAGCCGCTGCGGCGCGTCCGACCGCAGCTCCATGTCGATGGAGCCGTCAGTGCCAGGGGTCGGCTCCTCGTTGTCGAAGTACAGCGCCAAGGTGACAGGGTTCAGCTGCCAGAGCACGAACTGCATCGTGATCTGCCTGCCGGTGATCACCGAGCGCAGCGGCACGGCCGACTGCCACGGCGTGATGTCCTCGCTGTCGGTCGACTGGCCGACCGTGGGACCGTCGTCGCTGAGGTAGCCGAGGATGCGCCACGGCGAGCCCCATTCGGTCTCGGTGTCGTCGGGCGGCTCGGTACCGGCCGGGGCGATGTAGATACCGGGGCCGTTGCTGGTGCCGACCTGGACTTCGGACGGGTTCAGGGTCGGCGCGGCGGGCGCTGGAGGCATGATCAGGTTCCTTCGGGAGATGCCGCCACGGGGGCGGGGGTGATGGCGCCAGGCTGGCGCGGGGGATGCACGCGGACCTCGTACCGCGCGGTGTAGCGGGGCTGACCGTCCTCGTCGGGCAGCCAGAACGGACCCTCGGTCGGCTGCACGTAGCAGACGACCCCCTCGGCCCACGGCACGTCGCCCAGGCCGGTCATGATCTGCCGCGCCTGCTCGGCCGTGGCGCGGGCAGGCGCCCGCCGCTTGGCCCGCGCGTCGATCTGCACGAAATGCGCCATGATCCACCCGGCGCGGTCCTGCTGGGTGGCGGCGAACGTGAACGCGGTGACGCCTGGCAGGTGCTTGACCTGCGCCCAGACGTGCGCCTCGATGTCGGGCTGCACGACCACGGGGGCGGTCACGTCCCGCTCCCGGCGGCCACGGCGCGGCCCAGCGGCGCGTGCGCCCGCCTGCGGCGCGTGCCGTACTCCACGAACCGGGCGTACGGCGCGTCGTTGGTGACGACCGTCGTCGCGGGGTCGCTGTAACCCGGCGCCGTGCGCCAGCTGGCCGCCATGCGCCCGGTGGCGCGCGGCGTGTTCGCTGCCGCGCGGCTGGCGAGCTGCTGCGCGGCCTCGCGGATGTCGGGCTGCACGCACAGCCGCGCGTTCCGGCCGTCCTGCCGCGTGGTCGTGAACGTGACCCGGCCGCCGTTCACTGCGTGCCCCTGGCCGTGGCCGTGGCCAGCCAGCAGTCCAGCCCCGCCCCGGCCGGGTCCTGCACGAGGCGCACGTCGCCCAGCACCCACATCCGGCCGCGCATGTGCGCGGACTGGCCGTCGCGGGGGCAGGCGTCGATCGGCAGGAACAGCAGGCCCGACGCGGTGCGCGCCGGGTCGTGCGGGCCGTGGCCGCCCCCGGCGCCTGCCAGCTGGTCGGTCGTGCCTGCGGCCAGCTGGAGGTTCCCGGCGCCGCACCAGCGCGGCGCGGCGTCCTCGGGGGGCTCGGCCCACCCGGCCGCGTCCGGCTCGCCGGGGTCGTACAGCGTCACCGCGTCGGTTGCCAGCAGCAGCGTCACCGGCCCTCACCCCCGGCCACGGGCCACCAGTTGAACGGGCGCTCCCGGCCGCCGATGGCCGGGGTCTTGCGCAGCGGCACGGAGACCAGCTCGTCCAGGAACGAGCGGTGCCACTCGGCGCGGGCGATGGCCAGCCCGTACTCGCCGCCTGGCCGCGCCGCGCCGTACGTGATGGATTGCGCCCCGGTCGTGACGACCGCGACCGATGGCGTCGGCGGCAGCGTGGCCGCGTACGCCTCCCACTGGAGCGCCGCGCACAGGTGCGGCTGCTCGTCCCAGCAGGCGTCGGCTATGGCCTGCGCCTGGTCGTAGGGCAGCCCGCCAGCCGTGGGCGGGTCCAGGGGCGGCGCCCACGTCTCCCACGGCTGGCCGGTCACTTGTCGTCGTCCTTGCCCCGGCCGCCGCGCAGCGGCGTCACCGGCCCGTGCGGGTGGTTCGCCAGCGCGGCCATCAGCCCGGAATGCCAGGCGAGGTGCGCGGCCATCTCAGCAGCCGCGACCAGCGCCCGGCACTCCGCGCACGTGTTCGACGGGACCGCCATCGCTAGTCCTTGGCGCCGCGCCTCGGATGGGTGACGACCTGCGTCTCGGTGTCCTGGGTACCGGCTGCGGCCAGCGCGGCCCGCGCGAACGGCAGCGCCCCGGCCGGGGTGCGGACCGTCACCGGCTTGATCACGGCGCAGCCGAAGCGCGCCCACACCTTGA